GAACAATGCCGAACCGCAAGCGTTCATGCTGGTTGAGATCTCGTTGAAGCGGATCTTCGGTTCTTTGTATTTGTCCAACAGGTTCTGTGCCAAGGCTGATCCAGCCGCCAAAGTATTCAACGGCACATTAGAGAATGACAATGTTTGCACACCGTACTGAGTTTGACTTGTTGCATCGGATGCGATCTGTGCAGCTGTGCCACCATCAACATCTACTTGAACACGGTTGAACAATGTTTCTTGACCGTATGCGACACCGATCGCCAAGATCGGAATCTCGTTTGACGCCGTACCACCGAACGATGCGATAGCAGTAGAGAACGTGAATGAGATTCTCGGATCAAACACAATCTGGTTCTTGCGGTTCGCCAGAAGTCTGCCGTCCTCAGCGATCGCAACCGCCTGCAACGCCGACAACGTGTTCGTGTTATCGCCGTAGGCAACCGTGCCACAGGTCGCGACACCTGTTGAGATGTCTCGTAACGCTGTCGAGAAGTTGACTTCTGGTCGGTTCAAGATTGCTGTGACTCGATCCGATGTCAACTGTGATGATGGTTCGAATGTTGTGAGTGCGGTGCGTGACAGTTCGTACAGTCCGTCTGCCGACACGATGGATGCGAACGACAGGTTCGGCATCTCGTAGGTGATGTCGAGGTCGGTGATCGCACCGACAAACAGTTCGGCTGTGCCGGCAAGAACTTTGATTGCGCGTCTCGGAGCCAAGTCAAAGTCGCCTTGATAATAGGTTGATGCGGTGTTCGCTGGATCAAACAGACGGCCCGATGCACGGTCGTCTGCCAACACTCGACAGGTGCCAGGTGAGAACTGGTCGGTCTGACTAGTGCGACCACGCTGGATCGCAACCGACAACACATATTCGGTTGCGTCCACGAAGTCTGTTGAACCGTCAAGTGTGTCTGTGCCATCAAGTGTTGATGTGTCAAGAATAAATGCGTCAGCAATCTGACCGACATCCAAGAGAACCGAATATGCCTGACCCCACTTCAGTGTCTTTGGCATGATTACCTTCTTGGCGCAAAGCCGAGACGGTCAATCGCGAACGCATCAACCGCCGTGTACTGCTGCAACAGTTGCACAATCTGTCGCCCAGCCTCAACACCGTTCGTCCCGATACCTGTATTCACGGTGATCTGCACCGATGGATCTGCTTGACCTGCGAACCCTGTGCCACTGCCTGTAGGTGTTGGCACTGTCGGCAAGGTTGGGATTGCGGCGGTGACTCCAGCAACTCTTGCAGCCTCAGCGACCTTGGCGATTGCTTCGGCAAGATTCTCGTAGGCTTCTGTCTCGCGCTCAACTGCTTCGGTCAAACGATCCGATGCTTCCTTCTCTTTAATCTTTGCATCCTCGACGTCTGCAAGAAGTTTGTTGTAAGTATCCGAACCGATAATCGCACCACTCACCGCTTCGTTCAATACCAGTTGCGCATCTTTAAGTTTGCTAGTGGCTTCAAACTCAGAGTCGCTTGCATCGGCGACAGCCAACTTCGCTTGTGCCAAGTCAATCTCTGCAAGACGAATCTCTTGTGGACTTGCTGTTGGATCTTTGCGAAGTTCAGCGAGTTTCTTTTCGGCGTCAATAACCGCGAACACCGACTCCTCAACACGGAATCCAGCCTGAGCGACACCACGTTCAGCCGCCGACAGTTCTCGCTGAGCCTTCTTGGCCTGATCCGAATCCGCACCATAACCATTCACCGCGTCGTTCAACGCCTTCTGCTTTGCTGCGACATCATCCTGCGCACCCTTCAAAGAATCCGCAGCCTTAGTCGAAGCCTTCTGCGCATTGTTGAACGCCTTCTGCGCATTCGTCGAACCCTTTAACGCATCCGTGTACTTCTCAAACTTCTGTTTCGCGGTCTCAACTGTTTTGGCTGCGCCACCTGTCTTCTTGTCCAGATTGCCGAGCGAACTTGACCAGTCATCTGTTGCCTCTTTAGCCTTCGGCAGAACCTTCGTTCCGATCTTGTCAGTCTGATCAATCAAAGGTGAAAGTTTATTGTTGGAGAAGTTAAGTGCGTTGCCTGTGTTAATGATTGATAATCGCAGAGCGTCAAACTTGATTGCAGCGGTTGCAGCAGATTCGGCACTCAGATTGATGATTGCGTTGTAAGCATCCCACGCAGCTTTTGGATTGAGTACCGCTCCAGCCAACGCGATTGCCGCAGCCAACTTTTGTATTTGTCCACCTAAGGTGAGAACCCCAACCGTGATTGCTTCAAACACGTTGATGATTGTGATACCGAATGGTCCGAGTGCAGCCAAGAAGTATCTGACCGCACCGGTCAGACCGTCTTCTTTGAATCCATCGACTGCGGCTTTCAACGCTGGGATGATTCGGTCTTGCAAGAACTCAACAATCTTTTCAAATGCTGGGAGCAGCGCGTAGCCGATCTCTTCAACTACTTCGCCGAAGGATGTCTTCAATATCTTTACTCGTCCAGCGAATGTGTCGGCTGCGGTTGCGGCTGCACCACCGAACTGACCTTCCAATGTTTGAAGAATAGAACTGAAGTCTTTGCTCTTCTTTGCATTCTCATCGAGCGGGATTCCGAGTCGAGTAAGTGCGGAAATGTTTCCTGTCGCAGCACGTCCGAGGCCAAGTGTGACACTTTCCAAGTCGCGTCCTGTGGCTGCGCTTATGTCGAGTGCAAGGTTGAACAGACGCTGAGATTTGTCTAGATCACCTGTAGCACGCGCTAGATTCGCAAAGGCCGGACGAAGTTCATCATCCGCAATTCCGGTCGCAAGCATGGCTTGTTCCACGAACGCTTCCGTGGCTTCAACCTGTGCTTGTGTTGCACCGGCAGAACGAATCAACTGTGCTTCAAGGTTTTTCTGTGATTGTTGATCGGCTGCTGCTGCTGCGACGGCTGCTGTTGCTGCACCTGCAACCGCGGTCAACGCACCAACTGCGATGAACGCACCCTTCTTTACGAAGTCGAATGCCTTGCCAAGTCCTGCACCGATTGACTGAACCTTCTCGATCGACTGCTGTCCTTCGCGGGCAAGATTCTTGAACGCCGTGATAGCACCGTCGGCGTTGCCGAGAATCTTTACAACGAATGTGCGCTCACCTGCCATGGTGAACGCAATTCTACTCAGTTAGCAGTCATCCGTTTACGCAGGTCAGACCACTCACGTTGCATGTCGCAATGAATCTCTTCTTGTGTCATGCCGTCATACTGCGACAAGTCGACTGGTGCTTCCCACCACTTTGGATCCATTGCAACTCTCGCCCACTTGCCACTCTTAGTTTGACGAGTAGTGCGAATGTTCGGTGTGGAGAATGTGCGTGTCGGTGCTGCGATATCGGTGATGGTTGGGTCAAGGAATCGCCAACCTGAATGATGTGTGCGGAATGGTTGACCAGCTTCGTGCTGTGGCAGATAGAAGATACGGGCAGGGTCTTTGGTTGCTGGGTCGCCTTTGAGACGAAGACGCTCATGTGTCTCGTACCAGACTTCTTCCCAGTTCTGTACTGGCACAGCCTGCTCGAATGGGACGACGATGTGCCAGTGTGGATCGTTGTCACGATGCGACCATGTTGTGTAGGCGAAGTGTATATACGATCCGAGATCAGCATTCTCGAATGCTTCACCGTCAAGGTCGGCGACCAATGCCCAGATGTGTGACACGTTGCGATTGCCACGAGTTGTGTGTTCACGGTAGGTGACTGGCGAGTACAGCGAACCGTCTGACTTGTTTGCTCGTTCTTGATGGTTGCCGAGGATGGATGCGAACTCCATCCATGATTCGGCGATGGTCTTTGGGTAGATGGATTTGACCGATGGGAACCCGACGACCTCGAACATTGTGCAGAACCTCCGACTATCAGGATAGCGAATCCTCAGCCGAATGCAAGCATCAGCCGATGCCTAGTTCCTTGACCACACGGTCCATGCCATCTAGGTATTCTTTGGCGATTGCGTTCTTGCGCTTGCGGACGGTCGGCCAGAAGAAGTATCCCGACTGCCCTCGATGTCGCAAGAATTGCTTTGTCTTAGGTGTGGCTGCACCACCGAACTCTGCACCGAAGAACACATCGGCACGAGTCACCTTGGTCTTACGTCTACTATTCGGACGAGACTTCGACACGAACGATTCTTTGCCACGCAACTTGATTGTCGGGATGCGGTCGTTGCTTGCGCGTAATCCTTTGGCGACCTGTATCGCTTGACTGGCTCGACTGACCGTGCCTGCTTCGATTCTGACTTTGGCTTCTAAGTCTCTTGCGATTGTGTAGGCAACCTTGCGCATCTCTTTGTTGAACTCTGGACTTGCCTTCGAGAACTTGCGCAAAGTCTCAAACAAGTCTTTGACAACGACTGTGTTGCCTGCGACTGCTGCGGTGCCGGCACGACCAAGAGTTCCGCCTGTGTCACTTGGCATACTTGGGAATGCTGAGAAGGCCATGACTAGATCCTTTGGTTTGGGTTCATCTTGACACTCTTCCAGCGCAGATAGCCGAGCATCGTGTAGAGCATTCTAGGTGATTCTTGTAGAAGTAAAGATGGAGCGATGTGAGTTTCACACGCTAGGTATGCGATCAGCCAGTGGGCTGAGGATTCTCCAAAGGGTTGATCACCGCAGAATCGGTTCCAACCTCCACACTCTCGACTGTCTCAATCCATTCTTCAAACTTCATTGCGGTCTTCTTCGTGCGCTTCGTTGCATGCCATGCCAACCAGGCAAGGTCGGTGAGGCGTAGTTCTGTTTGGAAGTTTGCGACCGAACGATTCTTCTCGCCTTCGAAGGCGATGAAGTCTGCGAACTGTGCGGTCACTTTTGATGTGACGCCATCGAGCGCAATTACTTCTAGATTGATTTTCATTCTTACCTCCTGATTGTTTTCTTAAGAACTATGCGATTGCTTTTGTGATCGTTCCGCTGATTGGCCAAGTGACATCGGCTGTGTTCAATTCGCCGACAGCACCGTTGACTGGAGTCCATTCGGTGCAAAGAACTGAGAATGTGTAACTTGGGTTTGCTGTGCTAACTGCTGCGGTGCTTGACTTGATCACCATCGTGACAGCCGTTGAACCGATCAATGGGAAGATAAGACCGTCAATGGCGTTGTAGTCGTTGTGCATTGAGAGTGTCACCGAGTTGTCGATCAATCCTGCGACGCGAGTTACCGCTCCACCAGATCCGAAGTTTGTTGTTGGTACCTCTGCTGCTGAAGTCGATAACGTAATTGCAGCAATGCTCGAAGAAATATCGGATGCGTTGAGACTGACTGTTGCGTTTGTGAGAACTAACTTTGCCATGATTATTTATCTCCTGCCTTGTCGGCTTTCGAGGTTGATTTATCCGCTACCGGAACAATGCGACCCGATTGCAGTAGAGAGTCTAGATGGTCAATCTCGTCGCCATCAATAGTGGCTGGATATTGTTTATCTAGAACGGTGAAGCCTTCAAC